GCAATGGCAATTGCAGTTATGGGGGAAAGCGGAAGCGGCAAATCCACCGCCATGCGCACCCTGCCCCCGGAATCCACCTATTACATCGATGCAGACGGCAAGGGGCTTCCCTGGCGCGGCTGGCGGCAGCAGTTCAACGCCGAAAAGGGAAACTACTGGCGCTGCAGCGATAAGGACCAGATCAACTGCTTCCTTGAGAAAATCGATACGCTGTATACCTCCATCAAGTATGTGGTGATCGACACCATAAATGGCGTAATGATTGATGATGAAATGGCCCGCATGAAGGAAAAATCCTATGACAAATGGGCCGACCTTGCCGCAGCTGTATATGAAATGATTAACATTGCGCTGCGAATGCGCGATGATGTGACCGTGATCTTCCTTGCACACACCCAGGTTGAACGCGATGAAAACAGCGGCATGAGCTGGACCCGGATCAAGACCAACGGCCGCAAGCTGGATAAGATCGTTCTGGAGAGCAAGTTTACCACTGTTTTCCACGCCCGCTGCCTGGATGGAAATTACATCTTCGAAACCCGATCCAACAATTCCACCACAAAAACCCCGATGGGCGCATTTGAAGAAGCCACCATCGAAAACGACATCATGAAAGCCCTTGAAAGACTGGAGGAATACAGATAATGAAACCCATTCATGATTTTGCACAGGCACAGGCCTACACCGGCGAAAACGAAGTTTTACCCACAGGCGGCCATATCTGCCAGATTCGCGGTGCGCGATGCGAACTTTCCCGCAGCGGCAAGGAAATGCTGGTCATCGCCTTCGACATCAAGGAAGGCAGCAAGCACGACGGCTTCTACAAGCGCCGCTTTGACCGCATCAAGGGCAGCAACCCGGACGCCAAGTGGCCCGGCGTTTACTACCAGACCACAGTGAACAACGAGGGCAACACCAGCCCCATGTTCAAGGGCCTGATTACCTCCATCGAGGAGAGTAACCCCGGATATGCCTGGAACTGGAACGAAGCCACCCTCCAGGGCAAGCTGGTGGGCTTCAACTTCGGCGAAGAGGAATATGTGCACCAGAGCAGCGGCGAAATCCGCACCATCGTAAAACCCATGTTCCCCGCCAGTATTGCAAGAGTGCGCGAAGGCATCGCGCCGCCGGAAATCAAGCGGCTGAACAACATGCCGCCGGCCCGTCCGGCTCCCGGATTTTTCAATGCTCCCGCCCCGCAGTCTCCGTCCATGCCGCCGGTGCCTCCGTCCCCGCCTGCGCAGCAGATGGGATTCGAACAGGTCGAAGACGACGATTTGCCCTTCTAAGGAGGTACAGCATGAAAACGAAAGATTTCACCCTTGAAGTGGCAGCTCGAATTAAATGGCTGCGGAATATAAAAGGTTATGCATCTGCAACGGTTGCAGATGCAATCGAGACAACGCCAGATAATTATTTAAAAATTGAGAGAGGAAGAAACAGGCTTTCGCTTGAAGATTGCGATAAAATTGCAAGGTTCTATGGCGTTTCGTGTGATTTCATTGTTCGTGGAAATTACCAAACCAACGCCACCATGTTTGCGGAAGAAACGCTCAAAAAAGCCAGCGAAATGCTTGCTGATCTTTCCACATTTCTATGCAACAGCGGTGAAAGAATGGCTGAAAGCGCTGTAAAGCCTTTGGATAATGTGCCTTATTAAGGCCTAGGATTCAGATATGTCGATGAAATATCTCAAGGTCTTTTACGATTGGCCGGAGACCACGCAGTATCTCAAACCCGCCCAGAAGGGCGAATTGATTGATGCGCTGGTGCGCTACGCGAGGGGAGAAGCGGACGCCGAATCTTCCCTCAAGGGCGCGGCCCTGGCCCTATTCCCCAGCTTCAAGCGGCAGATTGACAGCGATGCAGACGCATATGCAAGCCAAACCGAAAGAAACCGAGAGAACGGCAAAAAGGGCGGCAGACCAAGAAAAGAACCCACAGAAACCCAAGAAAACCCACTGGGTTTTTCAGAAACCCAAGAAAACCCACTGGGTTTTTCAGAAACCCAAGAAAACCCACTGGGTTTTTCAGAAACCCAAGAAAACCCACTGGGTTTTTCAGAAACCCAAGAAAAGCCAAGACAAAGAATAAAGACAAAGACAAAGAATAAAGACAAAGACAATACTACGGTAACTACGGTAACTTCGTTACCTTCGTTACCTTCGTCTCTAAAAAAAATTGACGATAATTATAAACATAGCAACAGGGCGAGGGCCGCGGCTGCGCAGATTGTTGTTGATGAGATTGTCAATGCAGGCTTACCGTCTGCTCAATTTAAAAACCTGTTTGATTTGATCTTTGAATGCCTTGGCGATGGATACCACCCGGAACAAATTTTCGACTGTGCACGGCAATCCACATACCCTGGCGAATTGGTGCCGCTGCTGATGAACGCGAAAAAGCGGCAAATGGAGCAAATGAAATGAATTATCTTGATTTCCTTGATGCCTGCGAAGCCTATGCAGAACGTGAATTCTCCGCATGGGTGGACGCAGATGCCGATTTCGAAGAACCACTCGATGACGACGATTTGGAAGGAGGCTGATTCATGTACCGCATGGAGGATATCCCCATTGGCAGAGAGAACGCCATTTCCCGCAAGGATCTTGCCAAGCTGTGGAATGTGAGCGACCGGGAAGCGCGAAAGTACATTGCGGATCTGCGAACCGTGGACGATGGATCGGGATATGTGATCGTTTCCGTGTCCAGGTTCTCCGGCTATTACCGCAGCAACGATGTTCAGGAAATCCGCTGGTTTATCGCAGAAATGACCAAGCGAATTCGCAACATCGTTAAGGCCATCAAGGTAGCCAGGGATGTAGCGGACAGGCTGGAAAAACTGCAGCAGCACGGCGGGAGGCTGGCGGGATGAGCAAATATAGCGCGAAAAAGACCGTTCTGGACGGCATCGAGTTCGATTCCCGCAAGGAAGCCAATCGCTATGCAGAGCTCAAGGTGATGGAACGCGCCGGAGTTATTCGGAATTTGAAACTCCAGGAAGAATTTGAGCTTATTCCCCGCTGCGGGAAGGAGCGGCCCGCAAAATACCATGCAGATTTCAGTTATACCATCGCCGCCACCGGCGAGCGGGTGGTTGAAGATGTGAAATCACGCGCAACGAAGACCAAAGACTACATCCTGCGCCGCAAGCTGATGAACTGGCGGCACGGTATCCAGATCAAGGAGGTTTAACCATGAACACATTGCAGGCATTTGGATTTGTGGCCCTGGGCATGGGCCTTGCGCATCTGTACAACTGGATGGCATGGCGCAAGTATTACGAAGGCAAGCGTGAACACAGCGGCTCCGGGAGGCGTGCATGAATCCTTCCCCGAAGAAGGGACTTCCCCTTCGATGGAGGGATAACGGCCCGTGCTACGGCTGCGAAAAACGCAGCCCTGCATGCCACGATAAATGCCCGGATTATCAGGAATTCAACCGCCTGAAGGAAGAGAGGAAGGCCCTTGAACGCAAGAATCGCGACAATTACAACGCTGTGAACGAGTTCAAGGCAGCCCAGATCAGCAAAGCCCCGCATAGAAAGCTGCGGGAAAGGTGAATGCAATGTACGAAGATGAAATCATGGAAACTGCGCATAAGCGCATCCCTGCAGCTGAACCCTGCCGGGACTGGAAAGACACCCTTGTGGATGTGCTGCTGATGATCACTCTGGTGATCTTTGGCGTGGCAATCGGCATCGGCCTGTGCAAGTTCTGGCCGGAGTTCTGGTACTTTGTGAATTGGGGGATCAGCACATGAGAGTTCTGGTTGCATGCGAAGAATCTCAGGCCGTTACCAAGGAACTGCGCAGGTTGGGCCATGAAGCATATTCCTGTGATATCCAGCCATGCAGCGGCGGACATCCCGAATGGCACTTGCAGGTGGATGCACTGGAACTGCTCAAGCTCAAGTGGGACATGATCATTGCTCATCCGCCGTGTACATATCTGACCAATGCTGGTGCAGTGCGGCTTCGGGTAAAAGGTGAGATCAACGAAGAACGCATGGAAAAAGCCAGGGAGGCAAAGAAGCTTTTCATGGCGTTTATGGAAGCGGATTGCCCTCGGATTGCCATTGAGAACCCGCTGCCGGGAAAGATTCATCAGCTGCCGCAGTATTCACAGATCGTTGAGCCCTATATGTTCGGCGATCCCTGGAAGAAACGCACCTGCTTATGGCTTCGGGGCCTGCCCCCCCCTTATGGCTACCGAACTGGTAGAACCGCAGGGGCTGTGGGCGGGTGCAACCAGTTCCCGGCGAGATGGGCATGTGTATTCACGGTACGCACTGAAAAGCAATCGTGATTCGAAAACCAGAAGCAAAACCTTCCCCGGCATAGCCCGCGCAATGGCGGAGCAATGGGCCGGGGACGCGAGGGAGGTGCAGGATGAGCCTGATAGCCTTACATGACAGTGACTACACTGGATTTCCCAATTACGCTCTCATGAAGCTCTCTGCCTACCACAAGGCGCAGGGAGATCATGTGGAATGGTGGATTCCGATGGTGAAATATGACCGGGTATATTCCAGCAAGATTTTCACCTTCAGCCCGGAAGATCCCATGCTGCCGCCGGACACCATCAAGGGCGGCACGGGCTACGGCATTCTGGATGAGCTTCCGCCAGAAGTGGATGCCATGTTCCCGGACTACAGCCTGTATCCCGATTGCGACCATGCCATTGGATTCCTGACCCGTGGATGCATCCGCAAATGCCCGTGGTGCATTGTGCCGAAGAAGGAAGGCACGATCCGTGCCTATAGGAACTGGCAGGAAGTGAAACGCCCTGATTCCCGGGACATCGTATTCATGGACAACAATGTGCTGGCCTGTGATTTCGGTATTCAGCAGATGGAAAACATGATCGGCCAGAACGTGCGAATCGACTTCAACCAGGGCATGGATGCGCGGCTGATCACTCCCGAAGCGGCTGAGATCATAAGCAAACTGAAATGGATACGGTTCATCCGTATGAGTTGCGATACGGACGCAATGCTGGACACAGTGCTGGAGAAGGTTGATTTGCTCAAGCAGCACGGTGTAAAGCCTTACCGGGTATTTGTGTACTTGCTGGTGCAGGACATCAAATCCGCAGAGCACCGGGCGCTGGCGCTTCGGAATGCAGGTGTGAATGTGTTCGCTCAACCGTACCGGGATTTTGAGAACAAAATCGAACCGACCAAGCAGATGCGAGATTTCGCACAATGGGTGAACCGAAAACCGATATTTAATTCCACGGATTCCTTCGCTGAATACGACCGAAAGGCATACCGAGGGAAGAACAGGAGGGCAAGCAATGAATAACGACCTGATCAGCAGGAGTGCGCTGCTGGAACTGGCGCACAATCATGTCGGCGGTACCGTTGATTGCAACGATATTGCCAGACTCCCTGCCGTGGACGCTGTTGAGGTGGTGCGGTGTAAGGCTTGTCTGAACGCTATGAAGATAACTGAATGGGAGCGCTTTAAATGGAATT